GGGATCTCAGAGTGCGGGTGCCTGCCGGGCGTGAATGTCCGGGTTGACGGCTGTAGGGCAGGGAATGTGGCCATGGCTACCAGCGACCGTCAGGGCACTTGGATTGGGGAAAGCGTACTTTTATCTGCATGAAGCATCCGCATAGTTTACAACGATATAGTGTGACATCGAAGTGTTCACATGCAGAGCAAATAGCTAGGCGTCCAGTAAGTATGCTCATCATGCTTCTACAGTGGGTATTCCAGACGCTGGTTGGGCGTCTCCAGCGGTTGTAGAGAATGTCAAAGTGCCCACCCAGTCTAGATAACCTCTTAGGGTGGCAAAACCTGGCTCTAGGTTAAGATTTCGTGGCACTCCAGCGCCGTCAAGAACTTCGATTTTAATATACATGTGCCCACCACATGGATGAGGATTTGTTTTGGTTATTTTTAATCCTGTTACGCCTGTGACTGTTGTAGTAAATAGCGCATTTGGTAATGTCTGGGCGGCTGTACAAGGCGGGCTGGCCCCAAGGTTGAAATTCCATATGCCAATCTGCGTTATTGTTGTTGCACTTGTGGGGCTATAAGAACCTGTCAATGTAGCGTTTTCTAATTCCGGTGCAATTACATTTTGTATGATGGGTGTTCCACCGAACTGGATTGGCGGGCCGTATCCGGTAGGTGAAGAAGGATCGGGACATTCGACTTCAGCGTAAACGCTCTTATTGGAATCGTTGATAACCATGGTGTATGTGCATCCTGTTTCCGGCGTAGAAACAATGACGCGCCCGCCTTCGACAGTGGGATCCACGCGGAACCATGTGATGCGTCCGCCGGGGCACAGTGCTGGGCTGTTGCAAATGAATGCAGTACCTCCAACCTCTGGAGGAGTTGTACTGGTTGTGATTTGAAGAGATGGCGTAGTTTCTTCGGGGTTGCTGACGCCTGAATCACCAAGACCAGATTCGCTAGATCCACCAAATGAGGATCCATAGTCGGGGAATGATCCACTGGTGAACGTCTCAGCAGGCACGCTGGTATCCCCTGAGGAGTTCACGTCACAGGTGACACCGCTCAGCCCAGTGGGCAGGATCAGTCCAGTGCCTGTCGCGGCATTCACGTCCTGCGCAACGACGCTGGCCAAGTTTGCATCCACGGGGAAGTGCGTCAATTCCAGCCGAACATCACCGGCAAGGGATTTGCCGATGCGGTCCACCTCGTAGAGATAGTTATGCAGGCTGCTGGCGCCAGTCGATGCGTTGCGCTCCAGCCTGACGCGGACCAGATCGCCGGGGGTCAGGGTGCCGTTGAAGGCATCGGGCTTGACGCCAATCTGAAGGCGGTGCGTGACGTTCTTGCGCTTGGAGAGGATGTAGGCGCCTACTTTGACGGCGTGGTTCTCGGTGGCGCAGAAACTGGAAAGATCGTGCTGCTCAAACGGGCCGTCGATGGCGGTGCCGGTGTACCGCACTTCAGCGGTGCGGACAACGCCGATGCCGAGGTCATCCTGCTGGCGCCATAGCACCATGGCGCAAAATGGTTTGCGGTCCGCTAGTGGGGTGTACGAAATCTCGAAGCTGCCCGGAATGATGTGATCTTCGGTGAAGGTAAAGGCCCAGCTCACGGCTGTGGTTTTGATGGTGCCGTTGGCGTTGATTGGGATTAGTGGCTCCAGTCCCTCCTTGCCGCCGATGCGGGTCTGACGCAGCAGGAAGTATTGCAACGTGTCGCCCATCCAGTCGCGGAGGTTGGTTGCCTCGTCGAGAACACCGTTAAACCAGAACCCGTTGACATCGGTGAAGGTCGCCGCTGCCAGCAGGCTGGCCGTGTCGATCTGCGCTTCGGGCACCCTGGAGCTGTTGCGGAGTAGGTACAGCAGCAGGTCAGCTACGTTGTTGCTCGGCCCTAGGATGCTGTCGAGCAGTCGGGTGACGTACATTCCGCCGCGCACAAAGCAGTGGACTTGGCGGCTCCATTGGTCAATGCCGTCCGGGTATGTGCATTGGAACGCCATGGTGGACATTCCCGTGTACGGGCCACTGGTGCCGCAATAGGACGGGCACTCGGGAGTGGTGTAGCTGCCACCGCGAGCAACGATGAAGTTACCAGCGACGAATGTTCCAGCGCGGCGGTTGTAGGTCTGGGTGAAGCTGCCGACCCGGCAACTGCGCTGGAATACGTCGCGGACTTGGATGGAGTCGATCTGGCCTTCGCTCAGGACAAGGTGGTAGAAGCCGGTGACCTCGTTTGTAAGGCTGTTCTCAAAGCGGGCTTCGGTGGCAGGGGGGCTGACAAGGACACCGCCGGAACCGCTGATGCGACGGCAAAACACAATCGGGATCGGTTCACCGATGACGGCGCCACGTTGCGCCACGTCGAGGTTGCCAGCGCCACTGGCACCTTCCGCGTTCAGGGGAGTGCCGATCACACCGCCCTGAGGAGCAAGGAGCGCCAGTGGGTCGCTGGTGAAAATGCTCATAGCTTGCAGGGAGCGCCGATCAACTGGGTGGAGAATTTACGCGGCGGGATCTGCGCTCCCACTGGCGACAGGCTACTTCCCAGCTCTACTTCCAGCTCAGTGAAGCTGCCCGTGACTCCGACGACTTCGCCTAGGTAGGAGGCGATCAGGGTTTGGCTTGCCTGAGGAGTGCTGTTGCCATAGATCGTGTCAAATTCATATAGGCGCAACTCTGCCAGCCTGGCTTCATCCAGCGCCTGCAGCACCACCTCGGTGACGGCGGTAGTGGCAGGCAGCCGAATCGAGATGGATGATTCGCTCTGGACTTCACCTGCGGTGATGCCGTCTGTGTCGAAGGGTTGGTAGCTCCAGGTGGCACCTTCCCAGGTGACGCTGGTGTTGACGTAGTACGCCTGCCAGCGTTGGTAGGTGGTGCTACCGGAGAAGATACGCAGGAACTGGGATTGCCCTCTGGCCATCAGCGAACACCTGTGGCGTAGCGTCCGGCGGGAGTGCGGAGGCCTTTGTACACACTACCAGCGACCTGGCGTAGACCACGCTCGAAGTCTTCCATAGAGACGTAACGTTCGCCGTTCATCTCCATAACCGGGCCGGTTTTAATGTTAATGACTGGGTTGATTGTATTGCTTCCGTCTTTTTCAGTCCTTGCAATGGCACTATCACCGCGTGTGCCATTGAGATAATTGGCAGCAGTTGCCGCCATTTTAGATTCTGGGATGATGTACTCAGGCTCACCGCCTTCTCCGACCATTGCCAGCGTTGGCTTGTTGACAACGCCGCCCTCGGCAAAGGCTGGCACGCTGAGCGTTGGAACAAAAGGAATATCAGGGCCTGGCAAGCGGTTGAAGGCACCGATTAACTTGTTGACCTGCCTGCCGACAGAGTTAATTGCATTAGCGATGAACTGCAGCACGTTGCGCATTGCGCCTTTGACTGTGTTGACCACGCCTGTAAAGATGCTTTTCACCTTGTCGCCAATGGCGCTCATTGCTTTAGGCAAGAACTCCACCATGGCTTTCCATGCGTTAGTGATTGGAGTGGTGACGTTAGCGGTGAAGAACTGACTTATTCCTTTCCAAGTGTTTTGCACCCATTGAATTGCCGCAGTGACAGGCTCGCGCAATACTGCGTTCCATAAGTTGATCCAGGGCTGCACAAATACTTGATAGGCCAGGGCATAGGCCGTTTGCATACTGAATTTGACGAATCCAGTAATCCAGTTGAAGAACGTCGTGACGGGGCCACGCAGCGCGTTGTTCCACAAATCGACCCACGGTTTTACGAACCAGTCGTACGCAAGCTGGCCGAGCATTTTTATTGCTTTTGTGAATTCAGTCCCAAGCCAGGACAGAAACTTCGTAATCGGTTCGCGGAACAGCACCACCATTGCTATCACTGCAGCCACTGCTAACACTGTCCAGCCGACAGGACCAGAGAAGAACGCCAGCAGTCCTGGTATTAACGTGCCACCAATCCATGCTAAAAGACCGCTAAATGCAGCAGTAATCCCTGACATTGCAGTGGCCACGACAGGCAACCAACCTGCGATAAGGCCACCAATATTGGCAGCCGCCAGGGCTGTTACAAGGCTGCCAATTCCGCTAATCAGGAACCCAAGCGGTGCAGCAACTAACGCGATTACCGCAACAAGCCCGCCCATGGCAACTACGACATTTTGCACTGGCTGCGGCAATGCAGAGAATCCGTTAATCAGCCCAGTTAGCGCCTGCAGAAATGGTGTAAATACAGGCATTAGCTTAGTGCCAATGCTTGTCTGCAGATCTTCTACTGCAGCCGTATATAGCTTGACCGCATCAGGCGGTGGCGGCTTGAGTTTATCCAACTCAGCCATTGCCTTGATGATTATATCTGTTGTAATTAAGCCATCGGCGCCAAGCTGCTTAATATCGCCAACCTGCACCCCCATGACCTTGGCGATAGCCTGGCCAACTGCAGGCAATCGTTCCATCACAGATCGCAACTCATCACCCTGCAATCTGCCAGAACCCATGGCTTGACTGAGCTGCAGCAGAACACCCTCGGTGTCTGCTGCTGTCAGATTCATTAGTCCAGCAGCTTTATTGACTCCATTAAATGTTCCGCCAATATCTTTCAGGGATACTCCCATAGGCCGCAATCGGCCATACAAATCAGCTACTGATTTTGCAGCGGTCGTCTGACCAAGGCCAAACTCCTTGGCTGCATTACTGGCGATTTTATTGACACCTGCAACTTCATTAAAACTACCAGCCAATGCTTTAATCGTCTTTCCGGTACGCTCTGCCGCGACACCAGCATCCAAAAAACCTTTAAGCGCAGCACCTGCACCTAAAGATGCAACGGCACCGCCAAGGGTGGCGAATTTGCCACCCAATGCTTGCATTTTGCCGCCAAGCCCATCAATGCCGTTGCCAATTTTGCCAGGTACTGCGGCGGCACCCTTGGCGAGATTGTCTACTGCTGTATCAACGCTTTTAATCTGCTGTAGCGCCTTGCTGGCATCTACATTGATTGCAACATTGGCAACAACAGACATGATGAGCCCTCCTTGAGGCCAGTCTACCGCCTACGCTTAGATTCTTTTTCGGCCTCTTCAATATCCAGCTCGTAGAAGGCGCACCATAGGCACACCTCCTCTATTGTCATTTTTGTTTCAAGTTCAGATAAGGTTAGTCCTAAATCTTTTGCTAATCGCATTTGAAAGCGGAGCTGATTATTTTTCTTCAGCTCCGTCTTCAGTTTCCCATTTCGATAGGCGTTGAAAGCTCATCAGAAATCAATGCTAAGACAATTTTTTGCAAGTCGGCATCGCGGACTTCATTCTTCAGTTCGGCAATTTCGGCTGACTTGAATAATTTTTCGCCATTCTCGTCCAGGGCTTTTGCTACCAGTAGTTGAACCGCCAGTGCGTTGGGGTCATTGCTACCAGCAGACTTGGCAGCCTTTTCGCGCTCTGCCATCGTCAGGTTTGTATGCCAAAATTCAAATTGTGACCCATCGTTCAGTTCAACAGTTTTTTTAATTGGGACCAGATTGGCCGCTTTTTTTAGCCGATCAAGAGCACGCATGTAAATAGCCGATCAACGGTTACAGCTTAAAGCACAAAAAAGCCCCGGTCAAGCCGGGGCCGATTGTTGTGAAGATCAGGACTTCGACAGATCAAACGTAGGAGCTGCGCTAGGACGGAAGCTGATCTCAACCATCTGTCCATCATCGGGGTTAAGGGAGAAGCTTGCCGAAAGCAAGATCACCTCAACATCAATGAAGCGGCTGGCAGAGTCGCTGACAGTGCCGCTGCTAAGCACGCGGTCAATGTAGAGCTTCATCGCCGCGCCACTTTGCTGGCGTTGCAGCACGTCTTGCACCATGCGGCTTGCAATGGTGGTGTCGTCGTCGGTGGTGTAGACCGAGGCGCTGCCTTCGCCATCAGCAAAGCCGCTGATGTAGGTGCGGAAGGGAACGTACTGCCCGCTTTCGGTGCCGATGGTGGTCACGTCGATCTCTTCACGGGTCACCGAGAAGGACCACTCGCGCACCTGACCAACAGCCACTGCGGCTGCATACGCAACTTTGAAAGCATTGGGCGAAACTGCAGTGCCATCATCGGTAATTGCAACGCTTGAACCGCCAAGGGTTGCCGAAACAGTCAAGGCACCAGTTGCAGCGGTGTATCCGATGACGTAGTAGGTGGTCGCAGCGGTCAGTCCAGCGGGCAGGGTGCCGGTGCCAGCTGCTCCAGTGTTGACATTGACAACGCTGAATTCCACCGGATCACCAACCTTAAAGCCGAGGTATGGCGCAACAGTGATTACGTCAGTGGTGAAATTGACGTTTGCTTCGGTGAAAGTGGCAGAGGTGCCAGCGGGTTTGTAGTAAAGGGCGCCGGACGTACCGGACAAAACGGTTGCCATTGTGTGAACGGTAGTGGCTGAAAACAGTTTAGCTGCTAAACAAAGCCTTCAAAGGTGATCGTGAGTTGCGTTTGATAGTAAGCCGCAGGTGCTGGCGGTGTGACCTGCGCTGGCCCTGATGCTGCGTCGAAGTGAATGCCGCTGACCACTTGCCGGTCAAATAGTGCTTTGACCCGCTCGGCAATGGTGAAGTTAGCAGCAGTGCCAGCGCCTAACGGCGTGAATACATTCACCACCAGCACGCCATTTTGCCGGTTGAAGCCGGTGGATGGTGATAGCAGCGTGGCGTAGTTGTTATCGCCAAACCGTATAAACACCTGCAACCATGGCGTGTTATTTGGCGGCGTGAATGGGACGTTCTGATAGCTGATCGGATAAGTCGGCAGCTTTGCCATCTCCGCCGCGATACGCCCTTCGATAGCAGCTCGTATGTCGTTGTAGGTGCTTGTCATGACTCGCGGCCAATGCGTGATGCTGCTGCCTGCACTCTAGTTTGCACGTCCTTGGCAATGCCTTGCACCCAGCCGGAGGGCGACTGCCGACTGCTGCCATTGGCCAGCGGCTCCGCATAGGGCAGGTTGTTGTGGACTGAGTAGACGTTGCCTAGCTTTTCTTGCTGGTAACCGATGCGCTTGATGGCGGTGATACCTGGGTAACTGCCGGGAGGCGCCCCAGCGCCCGGTGCTGCATTCTCGCCAACTTGCCAGCTGGCCCGGAATCTGCCGGTATCGACTGGGCTGGCCTGCTTAGCCAGTGAATCAGTTTCGAGCACTGCTGCACGCAGCAGCCTCTCCATCTGCTCCTCGCAGTACCTGCCAATGTCCCGCACCTGGATTTGGCGTGCCATCAGTCCCTCAGGATTAGCTCGTAGGTGATGGGTGTGTTGTCCTGCTCGATGGTGCGCACCTCGATCACCTGCAGGCTGCGGTTGCTGATGATGACGCGATCAGCAGTAGTCGGCACTGCTGCAATATCTGCTGCCGCAATGATCAGCCGCTTGTCGCCAGCTTGGATCAGGTCATTTATCTCCCGCAGCTTTACATCCTCCAGCACACCACGGATTGCGGTGTCAGTGGTGGTTTCGCTGACGGTGCCAGTTGTTGGGTTGTAAACACCAGGCACGCTGCGGCGCAGTATTGCAGCACCGCCAAACTTTGCCATCAATTTGCTGGCAACTTTAGCTAATGGTGCAGCTAGTGACATGGTGTGATGACGATAAAACAGTCTAGAAGATCAAAACATTCCTGCGGCGACCAATAATCCCTGATTTGGCCAAGCTGGCGGGATTGCCAGTCAAAGCAAATGCGCCGGTAGCTCCAGTCAGATTGGGTGAGATGTTGACATTGATGCTGCCACCATTTAGATCAAAGCTGCCAGTGGCAGCCAAAATGCTGCGACCTGTCCGCATCCCAGCCGCGTTGCCGGTGAGTAGGAATTGCCCTCGCTCGGCATTGAGTTTGAGGGCGCCGAGAGCGGTGAGGGTGGCTGGGTTGCCGGTTAGGGCGAACGTGCCGGCGATAGGGTCAATCCCGAAAACACCGACTTCTGTCAGTGACGCCGGGTTGCCGGTGAGGCTGAAGGTGCCTACATCGGCGGACACCCTGGAGCTACGGCGCAGCGATGGGGCGCCGCCGTCTAGAGCAAATGTGCCGGTATCGCCGCCGATCCTTGGGTTGTGGCGCAGCGTCGCGGGCTGGCCGGTGAGCGTAAAGACGCCAGCAGTGACGGGCAGGCTCCGGCTCTGGGCCAGATTGGCTGATTGCCCCGTGAGAGTGAACTCACCGACTATTGGGTCAATCTCGTAGGCACCGACCTCGGTCAGCGCCGCTGGTCTGCCAGTGAGGGTGAATACCCCGGTGCCGCCTTGGATTACTCGTGTGCGGCGGAATGTGGCGGGCTGGCCAGTCTCGATGAAGGTGCCAGATCCTCCACTTAGGTAGCGGCCACGCAGTAGGGCAGGATTGCCGCCTGTTAGGGCAAATGCACCCGTGGCGCCGTCGATCTTCGGGTTGTGGCGCGTGGTAGCTGGCGGGCCAACGATCGTGAATGTTCCGGTGTTGGCGGTGACCGCATAGCCCTTGCGCAGAGTGGCGCCATTGCTGTTCAGGGCGAAGGCGCCCATTTCAGCAGCAAGCGTCCGAGTGCGGGGGAATGTTGCCGGTCGCCCTGTGAGGCTGAATGCGCCAACGCCGCCGTCAATCTTCGGGTTGTGGCGCGTGGTGGCGGGGTTGCCCGTCAGCGCAAAGGTGCCGGTGTTGGCGTCGATCTTTGCGTTGTGACGGGTGCCGGCTGGTTGTCCGACCAGGCTGAAGGCGCCGGTTGCGGCTGCAAGAGTAGGAGTCGCAAGGCCGCTCTTTGTGAGGGTTGCGTTGTTACCTGTGAGGGCAAACGTGCCAACGTCCGGGCCAATCCCGTTCCCGAGGCTGAAGAGGGCTTCTGGATTTTCAAAGAAGAGCGTGGACGGGTTGCGGTTGTAGCCGCCCACTACGGGGTCTTGCTCTAACTGCGGGCCCCAGACGTAAACACCTGATACGCCATCGCCGGTATAGCTATCTGCGCCGCCGTTAAGTAATCCTAACTGTGCAATAATGTCAGTAGTAGTTGCATTTATCCCAACAGAGCAGCGATACCAGCCACCGCCAACGCTTTCTATTTCTCCTATCGGCGGCGATCCTGTTCCCCCTAGAAGAGTTGCCGTGCCAGACCCAGAAAGCGTAAAGTCATAGGTAGTTCTTACAGTCGTAGCGTCATAGGAAATAAAAACCCTTAAATTTCGCCCGTTGGATTTGGCGTAAATCGAAAATACAGAAAAGCCTGTAGGCGATACAGTGAGGCTTACTGTTTGCTGAGTTTTGGGGCCAGAAGTAAGGCCCTCGGTAAATCGGAATGCTGTTCCGTAACCAAAAGGACTTGCCTGCGAAGTGTCTTTAATTAGTAAATTGACTCCCGTGAGCCTGAAAGGCCAAGTCGCCAGCGGGAATGCTTCGTTATTGCTGAGCAGGTTGGTGGATGCGTTGCCAGCAACCAGGGGCAGTTCGCGTACTGCGACGTGGATTGCTGCGCGGTCATCACTTGCAGCCGCAAAACCTACCGGGCGTGATCCTTGGCCTGCGGTAGTCTCTCGGCACAAGGCCGCGCCATATTGACCGATGTCAATGTTATTGAGGAGAGTGCTGTTTGCACCAGCGGGTGGCGGTGACGCAAGGCCGGAATAGGCCGCTGCATAGCGTAGTGAGTTAGTGCCGGGAGTGCCATCGTCAATGTTGACCTGGGCTAATGTTCCGTCCCCTTCAACGAGAACAACGCCCGTGCATTCAATGGGCCTAGCAGCAGTGACTGTTGCTGCAGACGCATATAACGTTGTTGCGTTATTGGTTCTATTGACGGTGATCGTTGCGTTGCCCGTAGGCAATATCTTGCTGCTAAAGAACAGATCAACTCTGCCGGGCTCGCCCGCTGCATCTTGCGCTATCGCGCCGGACACGCGCTGTAGTGCTATTGATCCGTATGTAACGCCAGTTATTAACGACGCTGTACTATTAAACGTCGTAACAAAAACAAGCACCCCCTGAGGAGTTCCCGTCTGCGTATGCGTCCACGAGAACGCCGCCTGGTTGGTTGAGCCTGTCGTCCCTGTATGGGACTCGGAGGCAGCACTATGGGCGACAGCCATTGTCCCGCCTCCGCGTCAATTATCAGGCCAGGGTCAGGATGCCTGCAGCGTCCCAGGTGATCGTAAATGTCTCGCCACTAAGCAGGTCCACGGTGGCGCCGTAGTCGTACCAGCCGATCAGCTCGTCGTTCGTGGCGGTGTTGTTAAACAGCACCACATAGCGGAACGTGGGCACCGTGCCGGTGGCAGTCAGCACCAGATCGTTAGCGTCCAGCTTGTAGGTGCCACTGGTCTGGGCAGACGTGACTCCCACCAGGTCGCGGCCCGTGGTGGCGCCGTTCTGGATGTTGGTGTAGGCAATTTGGGTGATGTTGCTGAGCTGGGTGTTGGTGGCCACCGGCAGCGTGTTGCTCAGTGCCACCGTCAGCGTGTCAGAGCCGAGGTTATGCACCTTTTCGGCCAGCGCCTCGACAAAAGAGTTGAACTTGTTGAAGGTAGCCATTGGATCGGCAACGCTTGTGCAGTGCTTCTATTCTAATCTAAAAAGCAACCGACAAATTAAATTCGCTCACGGCACCGCTGACGGCTGTGATCACGACCCAAACATATCTTGCCGCTGGGATGGGCTGGTTTTGCACCGTAGCCGCGTCTCCAGTTGTTGTATTTGTCACCGTATCTGACACTGTTGCCAATGATCCGGTAGCTGTACGATCAGCTGCATAGCGCAGTTCATAGGTCACTGAGCCGCCAGATACTAGGCCAACAACGCTGCTGATTGTGGTTTCCTTTGTTGTTCTGAAAAGCGTAAAGCTGTCACCAATTTGCGGGCCTGCAATTGTGATGCTGCGTGGTGCAACATTTGGCACCGCAAGCGGCACCCAATGCTGCATGGCTTCAGACCAGCCAAGGTAGTCCGCATCTTGCGCAGTTTCACTTTCTACGTCATGGCAGTCAGCTAGGTTTTGGCCAGTATCGGCCCGAACCATGATTACGCCTGTTGTGGCATTGGACTTGATGACTGCCGCAGCAGCGATCTTTAAGTTGGGCGCTTCAGGTTCAGTTGTGACAAACTGCCCAGGATTTACAGGGTCGCACCAGAGAATCGAATCTTCTGGATATGCGCTGGTATCAATGTTGCGGACTTTGCCAAATGTTGTGATGTAACCTTCACCGCCAGGTGGGATTGCTTGCGTGGCAATGCCAAAAAACACATAGCCAGGCAAAGCGCCACTTGCATCCATTGGCTGCACTTCAAGCCGCAGCGTAATTGGGTCAGCGCCTGTGAACATCACGCCTGCACCATTGGGGATGGTCACTCCCGCTGCGCTGTTTTTGCACAGCATCTGCACTTCTTGGCCGACTTGATTGACGGCGCCATTTAGCAGGCCAACGTCTATGGTGCCTTCAGTTGCATTCCAGGCAATTTGGCCGGTGGTGACGGCTTCAGCAGCGGCTAGGTCAAGCCCGAGTTTGTCAACAGTCGGAGCATCGGTCCAGGCGGTGTCATAGTCAACGCCTGATGCCTTGACAACCAAATCGCCAGCATTGCCGCCTGGTGGGGTGCCCGTTTGGGCATACATCACCTGCGCCACGTTCAAGATGACGCTTGGCGCTTGCGGCTGTATGCCGTCAGAAGCCAGCGTTTCTAGCGTTATGTCTAAATTATCCGCAAACCACCATAGCTCTAGGTAATCGTTAGTTGCAAGAGTTAGTTGATATTCAACGGTGAAAGCTTCGTGATGTGGAACAGTTACGTACTTGCGTTGATGTACGTCGATTCGCGTGTTGCTGTTTGAGACGGTTGTGCCATTCTTCTTTAAGAAGAAGTCGATCTCCGTAATGTTATTGCCGAGGTTTGTGACCTGAACAGAGGCAAGTAGTTTGTAGGTGCCAGCCAGCGCGAAGGTGACGCGACTGTTTGAGGCAATAGTGACGCCTCTGCTTTCCAGTGTCGTATTGAGGGTTATTGGTTGCGCGGCGGCAGTGCTGACCAGCGGTTGGTCGGTGGTGTCGATGAAGCTGCCGTATAAGCCGAGGATGCCGCCAGGCCCCTGCGGTCCTTGTGACTGCGTTTGGACGATTGTTACATCATTTTCAGTTGTAACAACTGTGTAGTTGGACTCTGTGACAGTTACGCTTGTCATGCTGTATAACCCTCAGAGATAAACGCAATACCTTCTAGGTAGTATTCACGGATGCCGCTGGGATTCTCTAGCAGCACGTCATAATATGCCTCATCCGGGAATGTAGCAGTCTGCGTATCCGTCAGCAGGATCTTGATGGTGCCCGCTGCCCGGTTGACGTAGGTGATAGAAAAGTCTGCATACTTTGTGGTGCGGCCAGCATTCCACACCTGCGCATACGCTGTCCAGCTG